CGTCACCTTCGTCGCTGGGCGGAGTGCGCTCGAGACGATTGATGAAGTTATTCACCGTCCCCCATGGCTCGTTGAGCTCGGTGGCGATCTGGTTCCGGTTCTTGCCCTCCGCGAGGAGGGCCCGCACGTGCCCCTCGAGTGGGTCGAGTCGGGATGAGCGCCTCACGCTACTGCCTCCTCCTTGAGCCACTGTCGGTACAGCGGCGTGCTGTTGTGGATGTACTCACGCGCCACCGCGCGTTCGTCCGTCGCGGGCTTAACGTCGCCTCGGTCCTCAAAGACCTCGCCGCTGTGGTACGCGTTAATGGCCGTCTTGACCCACGATGAGATCCACTTGCCCGACTGCACGGGGCAGCACTTGCCGATCCACATGGACGCTTGCATCGGCGAGTTCGCCATGTCCCATCGCCAGGAGTCGGGGTAGCCCATGAGACGCGAGCACTCGCGCGCAGTCAGTAGCCGCTTCTCCTTCCAGTGAACGTAGGACAGGATCCCGGCGCCCGTGAGGACGTACCCTGGGCGGTCGGGGTCAAGGCGTCGAGGCCAAGACCATCCCTTAACGACGAGCTTGTCCTCAAGGCCGAGGAAGCGCTCCGGCTTGATGACTGACGGAAGCTCGCCGTTCTTCTCGACGTAGCGACGCACTGGTGGATGAATCGACTCACCCGGCTTCCAGTAGTCTCCCAACTCATTGACGAGGCGGACGAACGCACCGGACTCAGGCACGACGTGCATGTCGAACTTGCCGTCCTTGCGCCGCAACTTGTTCGCAAACGCTGACGCGTACTCCCCCTGACCCTGGTACGGGTAGAGCTGCTCCTCGCGCTGAAGCTTCGCGCCGACGAGGTCACCGATAGCGTCCTGGTACGTGATGACGTGCCTCCGCTCCGGGTTCTCGACTCGGAACGGGATGCGGTGGAAGACGGGGTAGAAGCGATGCCGCATCTGCGCGCCGCCGACGGACGAGCCCGACATCAGTACGTGCGTGAGGTCGTACTGCTCGCCCGTCCCCTCCTCGAGGATGTTGCGGAGGCTCTGCATCAGGTCGCGGCCCGTGGTGTGCGCGCCCTGCACCGACTCGAGCGAGACGACCTCCGGACCCTTCTTGCCGTCGAGACCGGTGCACTTGGCGGCGTACGTGACGAGGTCGACCATGCACGAGTTGATCGCAGAGCCAGACCCGCGGCCGTTCTTGCCCTTGGACGTGTTCAGTAGCGAGAAGCCAGAGCACGGCGGCGTGCCGCAGACGTAGCCCACGCCTCGCTGCGGCGTCCACGCCTCATCGGCGATGCCAGTCTCAATTCCCCAGTTACCTGGGACGAGGTGTCGGTTCTCGGAGATGACGTTATCGCCGAACCCGCCAGGAAGTGAGACACGGTGCACGAGGTCGAACCCGGCCTGTACCGTGCCCAGGGTCCAAGCGCCGGCGAGGCCCTCGCAGTCGACGAAGGGGATGTTCGTGCTCACAGAGCACCCGCTTCTGTTAGGATGACGGCGACTCGTGCTTGCTGCGCTTCGAGCGCAACAGTCAGCGGAGAGAACCGCATCTCGCGAGCGAGGTGCGTGTAGGCGTTGGAGATGTCCTTGGTGCGGTGATGCTGATACGCAGCCGCGAGCGCGTCGTGCACCTTCCGCAAGTCGCTGCTGTCTACTTCGACGGTGCTCACGTGACCTCCTCATAGGTCTCGTTGAAGATGTCCGGCTTGCAGGGATAGAACTCGCCCTGGACACCGGTGATGATCCAGTCGCCCGGGCAGACGATGTACCCGCCCTCGAGCGTGTCGATCCACCCGTGCTGGTGGTAGTCGATTCCGCAGTGCGAGCACGTGTCGCCCACGACCTCGGGGTCACGGAAGTAGCGCACGACCTCGCCCTCGGTGTCCGGGTCGCCATCCTCCGGGTGGTCGCCGTTGCGCCGCCACTGGAACGCGTCGACGGCGACCGGCTTCTTGCGGTAGCGACCCATCAGCGGTTCATGGTTTCGATGTCGTCGATCTTCGCTCGCAACTGATCCGCAAGCTGCGGCGCGCGGTGCTCCACCGCGTCGGCGTACGCACGAATTGCAGCACACGCAGCTTCGTCGTACTCCGGAAGAAGCACAAAGGTGAACTGCTGAGGCTCGAGCGGCTTACCCGTGCTCACACGGATGACCTTGAACTTGTCGTAAAGCTCATCGGGCCCGTGCTCGTCGGTCCAACCGAGCGGCTTCGTCTCGTGACTCATGCTGCCAGCGGGTGGTCCGCGCCCTTCCCCGCGTAGCCGACTTCCTGTCGCTCACGGTTGGTGCGCTGCTTCGCGACGTAGACCTCTGAGAGCTCGCGGTCTGTGCAGCCCACCGTAAGAAGGAGGTTGGCGACGAAGTGCAGCACGTCCACACCCTCCTCGATGAACTTGTCCCGGTCGATGCTACCGGCGTTGGCGCCACGGTGAACGGTATCCCAGGGCTTCCAACCCGCGACCTCGTCCAGCATCTCCATTAGTTCCTTGGCTCCGGCGAGGACATTCCAGCGAACGAACTCGACGCGGTCCTCGCCCGCCATCGCCGCGGGACTGCGGTTGTACGCCGTCGCCTGGAGTGTGCCCTGCCGCTGCAGGAAGTCGTGGAACGACGGGGCAGGCGGGATGTCCTTCCGGTACTCGTCGGTGATGGGCACTAGAAGGGCTTCTCCGCCGTCGGAGGGACGGGCGGGACAGGCGGCGCGGCTGCCGGAGCCGGAGCCGGAGCCGGAGCCGGAGCCGGAGGAGGCGCGGCCTCCGTGACGACCTGCCCCGACGCGTCGGTCTGCTGCTGCGTCGCCGGAACCGGTCCCGCGTCCTCGGGCGCGGGAGCAGCCGGAGGCGCGGCGGGCGGAGCGGGAGGCGGTGCGGGCGGACCCGCAGGCGCGGGTGCGGGTGCGGCAGCAGGCGGAGCGGCGGCGGGCGCAGCTGCCGTGGGAGCGGCACCGGCGGCCGGGTTGCGGCGGATCAGCTTGATGCCGCCGATGGGCAGCTTGTTGCGATCCTGCCCCTGCCACTGGTCGACCGTCAGAGTCGCCTGCACGACGCAGCCCGGAAGCTGCTGCGCGACGTCCTCGAGCGTGACGCCCGGCCGCGCGAAGAAGTCGGCGCCGATGCCGAATCCGCCGAGCTGCCGGAAGAAGATCGACCGGCTCTTGTCGGTCAGCGTGAACTGGCCCGCCATTGCGGTGTTCCCCGCGTACGGCCCCGACGCGACTCGGAACACCGGAAGGATCGCGTTCTTGTCCTGGCCTCGGACTGTGGCGCGCAGCACCTCGAGTTCGTAGGTGCCGGCGGGAAGGACGGCGATCTCGTCCTCCTTCTTGTACTGGGCGTACAAGTCGCTCAAATTCACTGATGTCATGCTGCTGTCCTTTCGGCTGTGATGGGCTGGAGCCGGGCGAAGAGCTCCGTCAGGTTGGGATTCTCGATCACGGGGCCGCCCAGCTTGCCCGTGCCGTCCTTCGCAACTGCCCAGGCTGTCGGCCCCACGTTGAGGACGCGCTGCATCTGCGTGGGGTCCTGCACGTCGGGCTGCACCGTGTACCACCCGACAACATCCGTATAGTACGGGACCGTTCCCTTGAGCTGTCCCTGTAGAAGTGGACGAGCCACGCCGCGGTCATCCGGCACCGAGCCGGTGACGATCACCACGACGTCCAGGTGGGCGTCGTCGTATGAGACGATGTCGCGCATGTTGCGAACGAACGACTCGAGTGCGCGGAGGATGGAGCCCCAGTCCTGGGTCTTCATCTGCTGGTCGCCTATCTGCTCGTCGACCCAGCGCTTCTGCGCCTCCATCAGCGAGTCGACGATCGCGGACTTGAAGGGGTGCTGTCCCGACCGCAGCCAGTCGTACACGCGTGGCAGGACAGAGAACTTGTTCGCGTTGACGATGCACGTCTCCCAGTTTCCATCCACCGGCGCCTCGGGTGGCGCCTGCGCGATTGGGTCCCACCAGATCTTCGGCCCGGAGGGCGTGTGCTTCGCGCGGCCCTCGACGTCGATGACGAGGCGGGGACCCGGCGCGGTGTCCGCGAGCCACGACTTCCCCACGCCACTCTCGCCGTGAAGGAGCATGGTCATCGTCGGGCGGTCGCTCATGACGGGAGCGCCACCTTCGGAATCTCGATGCCTCCCGTCAGCGCGCGCACCAGCGCGGTCTTGGCGTTCTGGTCGAGGGGGAACGTGTGGGCGTCACCGCTGGGGACGATGAACAGGATCGCGTCCTGTCCGTTCTCCTTCGTGGTGGCAAGCTGCGCCGTCGGGTAGACGATCTTGCGCAGGTACGGGATCTGCTGCTGAACCACTGGCTGCTGGTCTTCACTCATTTACTTCTTCCTCCTTCTCGTGTCCAACTTGACGGTTACTGTACCGCGGGTTACTGGGCTACACCGGAACGATGTCGTTGTCAGTGAGTCCCTCCTGCTTCTTGTACCGCTCGAGCGGATCGGCCTGCTCGTAGAGGTCGTCCAGCGCACCGACCCAGTCGGAGCCGTCATCGAGCATCGGGCACAGGTTGAAGAACTGGCACTTCCACGAGCAGTCCTTGTCCGGGGAGGGGTAGCACACGCTGTGATGCGACTCTCCACCGTCAAGTCGCTCGCGCGCCTGCAGGATCTCGGTAGCTTGCGCGACAACGTGCTCCCAGTGGTGACGCAGCTCGAAGAGGTTGTGCCGAACCTCCTCGCGTCCGTAGAACGGTGGCTTGGCGCGTGCGGTGCGCTTGACCTTACGAAGCATGTTGTAGAGGACGCCGTCGGCGCGCATCTTCTTGGCCTCCTCCACGCCGTGCTCCTCGATGAGGCGTGTGAATTCGGCAAGGTGCTCGGTCAGAAGCTGCGTGTCGATCTGCAGCAGCGGCAGCGGCGTCTTGAGGTCCCCGACCGTCTTGTGGTCCATCGCCCACTTGGAGCGATCACTGCGCTTCCGAATGCGCGCGTCGATCTTCGACAGCAGCTTGACGCGGTCGGGCGGGAATGGGTGAAGTGGGACCTCGACGGCCTCCTCCGCCGACACCAGCTCGAAGTCCGAGTCGAGCGCCTCCTCACCGAGCCACTGCAGGTACCCCTCGACCATGATGAGGGCCATCTCGCCCTCCTCGACGATGTCACCCGCGCGGTCGGGGTACTTCTCGATGTCGTCCTGCACACTCTGCTTGATGAGCTCGATGGGATCGACGTTCTGGCGAGCGGGGTCATACAGT